AATGATTGAAGAAGAGATAAAAGACATATTACAAGATGTTTCTATGTTTGACCCTGAATATAGTGGGGAGCAAATGATGGCAAAAAAAGGAACTAAACTTATCCTAACCCTAATACAACAAGAGAATGATAAATATTTAGATGGGTTTGTTAAACCACTTGTAAATGAACTTACCGATACTGCCAGTAAGTCCACGCAGACTAATGTTCAAGCTAACTTTATGGCATTTACAACACTTCTTTTATCCAGACTTGAGCAATACAAGCAAACTACTAAGGAACAGAAATGAAAGAAAACAAACTAATAGAAATAGCTAATAAAATAATATTAATAACTGGCGGTGACGGTAGTAACGGTAAGTATGAAAAAGTAATGGAACAACTACAACTCCTAACCACCCCCACTACAGATGTAGAGGGAATTAGAAAAGAGTTTGAAAGCAAGTATGTGTATAAACAGAATGAAGAAGGGGATATTTTACCTGAGGATAAGTGGACTTATACTATTAGGGGTAGTTATCCAACAGAAGTATTTGCATTTTTCCTACCCTACCTAACCAACACTAAGGAAGAACCAAGCCGTAACGCTGTATCAGAAAACGTCAAAGGTGATATAGAGAATAAAATAGTAGTTAATGGTGATATATCCCGTAACGAGGTGATAGCAGAAATATGGAAAGATATTGAGCCTCTAATAATTGTATGGGCTGATGATAACGCTCATTCTGTTGGTAGAAGAGTTGGGGATTACTTCACTAAAGCCCTAAAAACTAACGAGTCTACAAGTAAGGAAGGAAAATGAAAAGAATATATCTAAACAGAAGTAAGTTGGAATATGCTAAGCGTAATAAACAAACGGAAGACGCTTTGATTTGTTTTAGGGAAAAGATAGACGAGTATAAAATTAACACTGCTGACAATCCCACAGAAGCGAATATATCGTTTGAGTTATATGAAAGTTTATTGCGGGTGGATTACGGCTTGGAAAAGAAACCTAAGCTTATTATAGGGACACTGTTTGGTGTAAAGATATTTATAGACCCGATGTTACAAAAAGACGAGATAGTTTTTAAACCCACTCTATCCTCAGAACAGGAGAAGCATGAGTAGTCAAAGAACTGGATTAAATGGTTTTATGGATAAATTAACTGGCGACAATAAGCCGCAATATTGTATTGATTGCCATTCAAAACTCGAGTATTGGGGAAGTCCTGCATTGTTTTACTGTGCAAATAAAGAATGTTATAGGTTTGGTCTTATTGCTGTGGTACGTTCCTTGCGTTCAAAGAACATAAAACCAGACGCAGTTAAGTAACCAGACAGTTACTAGATAGTTGTAGTTTGAAAATATGAAAACATTTAAGGTAGATGAAAATTACATAATGTGGGGTTTTAGATATGCTCTTGGTCGTAGAACTGGTGCTGTTGATGATGTAGTAACCACCCTTAAAAGAGTTTGGAAAGACTTAGAGGTAGGAACACAAGCACAGATAAAAGGTGAAATAACTGCTGCTATAAACCTTGAAACTGCTGGTAGTAAATGTGATGTTGATAGTTGGAAAGAGATATTAGAGCTTTGATAATTTAATATTGGAATGTATGGCTATATCATCTAAACCATACAAGTAAGCCTAAGATGTATGGAATGTTATTAGTTGGGGACGCACCCAAAGCACGGAAGTGAAAACTAAACGGTAAAGCGTGGGTTGTCCTCAACTAATAGCGTTTCGGGTTGAATGTTAATAGCCGATGCCGAGTATACCTTACCTGTTGGTTGCAACCACTTGTATGCGGCTAGGCTTCAGCTATAAGCATTTAATATTGAAAACTAAATAAGCACTGTTGGAGTTATATTTCAAGAGGTGGAAACACACATTCAAGGGTCGTCATGAAATATATCTCTACATGTAATCTACAAGGCGTTGCCTTTGGGCAACTGCTGAAGCCCTAGACTGTAAAATAACGGATACGCCCAAACACCGTGGCTATGATTATAAGGTGGCTATATCGGAAGAGAGACTTTTTAGTCTTGGTTTGTTACCTACTATAGATGGATGACTAATTAAACCGATAAAGGAATCCTTGCAGTGCTTGTTTAGCATTTAATAGTGTCCAGACAAGGAAGTTATTTAATTAGTATTTATTTAATTAGGAGATGTTTATGCACACATACTGGTGTAATAGTCTTAATGGAAGCCCTAGTGAAGAATGTAACTGTAAGGAGAAGCTTAGTGTCTCCTGCTCCCCTTCACCTAGACAATTAAAAAAGAAGAGTAAGAACACTAACAAATAGTGTCGGAATGTAGGTTGGAGTCCTAATTAGGTGCTAAGTATTTAATTCTGAAAGGATAGTATGAACAAGAAGAAAGATATGATAACTGTAGAAGAACTAGAACTAATATTTAGTAACCCATTCTACTGTATAACTATTGAACCTACTATGTGTATGGAACACCCACCGATGGTGACAGAAGAAGAATGGATACAAGCAGGAGTTAACCTTATAAAAGAAATAGGTGCTGAAAAGTATTTAACTAGACTATTACAAAATCTCAAAGGTGACTATGTTACTGGAGAATCTAACTAATGATGACACCTGCACAAAGGAATAGAGAGATGACGAACCTTTTAGAATTTGTAGTTTTTGAACCTGATTGGGAAGGAGACCCCAATTCAACGCACGCATGGTATCACCAGTTTAGTGACAATAAAATACATATAAGAGAGGGTTGCACACACTTTAATCCTGGAATATTGTTTAAGTTAAGGGAATACTACACACCAAAACCTATAAATATGAATAGTCATAGAAAATACGGTAACCCAATTACTGAACTTTGGTTTTGGTTACAGGAGACTTATGCAAGGCTACGCACCAAAAGAAGTTAAGAACCGTCGCGCTTACAAGAAGTATTGGAAGAGTCAAGGTTTTGACAAGATAATATTTGGAGTATAATTCGTAAAATGACTAAAGAACTGTCCATAGAAACTATAGAGGAAATATGTGGTTCAAAAGAACGCACACTCTTTTTCCTCACGTGGCTTAAACACGATAGAAACGCCACAAAAGCATACATGGAAATACACCCCAATATAAAAGAGAAGTCAGCTAATGTACTAGGATCGAGAATGTTAGGTAATATAGATATAAAGCTGGTTGCTCAAGCTTATGGTCTCGACACACATAAATACATGAAGGTTTTAAGTGAGGCAATGGACGCCTCAAAATGGAACGATTTTACTGGGGAGCGAGAGGCCGATTTCAAAACAATCAAGCCATATCACGATAAACTCGGCAAACTATTAGGAATAGAGACCGAACAGCCAACCACTCAAATAAACTTACAGAACGTAATAAATACACAAAAGGAGTCATACAAACTAGATGAATAATGGTTATAAAAGGTGGATCGAGGATAACCTAAATATAGTCAATAAAGAAGGCGTACTCGTCCCATTCACTTTAAACGCTATTCAAGAGAAGTTCCTAACCCAAGACATGACCGGAAGGGACATTGTTTTAAAAGCAAGACAGCAAGGATTCTCCTCGGTTATCATTGCAGTATTCACGGCCGACTTCCTATTAAAGGAGAATACATATAATGTAGTCGTAGCAGATGATGAGGACAACGCCGGTGGACTTTTGAAAAGAGTCAAGGATTACCTTGCATATTGGGGTGAACATAACGGCATAAACGTAGATAAAATGTTAAAATATAATTCGAAATATGAACTATACTTTGAACAAAACAATTCCACCTATAAGATAGGAACGGCACAAAACGTCAACTTTGGACGATCTAAGACGATCACAAACCTTCACCTGTCAGAAACAGCCTTCTACCCTCACCTAACAGAGATCCTGTCGGGCGCTATGCAAGCAGTCGTTCCAAATGGAAGGGTTATTCAAGAGACTACAGCGAACGGGTTCAACGAGTTCAAGGAATATTGGGACAAGACCGTCCTTGGGGAAACTACATTTAAGGCACACTTCTACCCCGCAAATGAGTTCTACACACAAGAATTACTTGATATGAAGCGTAAAGAACTTGGTCGTAAGTACCCACAGGAATATCCCGATACTTCCCTCGAAGCGTTTATCACAAGCGGGGATATGTACTTTGATAAGGACGCACTTGCTCATTATTTGAGTAAAGTGGCACAGCCTATCAAGGAGGAGATAATTTATGCGTAGCGTGGTTGTAACTAAAAGTGCGGTTTGCCCACGGGGCGGAGACAAATGTTTAAACAATATAGAAAAATAAACCAAGGGGAGTTCTTTGTTATAGGAGGGGACTGCTCGCAAGGTGGTAATGACTATAATGCGTGTCAGTTTATCTCAAAGACTAAGCTTGACGTTCCACTGGTTTATCACTCACACGGAGTCGCAGCGCAAATGACGACCGACATATTCCCAATGCTTGAGAAACTCCACTCCGTGACTGGAGTTCAGCCCGTGGTCGCTTTTGAACAAAACAATGGGGGAATAAGTGAAATGGATCGACTCTCAGTTCTTAACAGACTTGGGAAGTTCAAACTCTATGTAATGCCGAGAATTGGAAATGTAGACGGTGCGGATGATACCAATAAGTATGGATACTCAACGAACACCGCAACACGTCCCATCTTACTTGGGGATCTCAAAAGAGCTATAGATAAGAAAACCTTTAGAATATACGACGAACAAACCGTAAGTGAAATGTTTAGCTTTATCATAAACCGAAGTGGTAAGCCCGAAGCCGAGACTGGAATGCACGACGATCTCATTATGAGTCTAGCGATTGCATGGCAGCTTTACCAATCAGAACAGGCACCTGATATGTACGAGGAAGCATTACCGGATGATACAAAATTATTTAATGAGGGGTTTTACTAATGAGGGAGCATAACTTAAGACCCCACGCGGATATCGAAGTAGATATCCAAGCTAAGAAGAACGGACAGATTACGTTCACTCTCAGGTGTAACGCCGGAAATATAGTTGATTACTCACTTGTTGAATATGTCGACGTCAAACGAAAATACAGTAAACTTGAGCCAACTAAAACAATTGTTGTCGAGAAACTCATTCTTCCATGACCTGTTAGAAAAGGAGGTCCAAGAGATGCAGTACGGGAACATTACATTTAACTTTGTCATTAAGGACGGGGTTGTTGATCTGTTCACACTCAACATTGTCAGAAACTGTCGTAGAAGATACCAACTAAATGGAACTGTCAGTGTTGACTAAATATTGCTAAGGGTGTAATTTACAAATAGTAGTCGATGGCGCTCTAATGCGCGTTTAAGACGGGGAAATAAAAACCTCGTCTTTTTTTATTTTATGAACACGATAACAAACGAAGTTAAGACCAGATTCGATGCCTCTTTTGATTCCTTAAAAAATAAGAGAGTAATGTTTGACAGTGTCGAGGAGTTATTCCACGGCATGCTAAACGACGCCGTATCCTCAAAAACAAAGTCACAAGTTTTCGACCCACGTCTTTCAACCCTAATTATAGAACGCTCTTACAGGGTCATGTCTCAGCTTCCGGTGGGAAAAGTTAAGGGGATTTCAACTAACGATCTTGCGGACGCACAGATTAAAAACCTTTTACTAGAGAAATATGTAATTCCAAACGCTAACGCACAATTTGATTTCCTAACGAAACTTAGAATGATCGATATGTATTCAAACATTTACGGTTCATTCTATGCAATGGTGGATTGGGACGTTAAGAAGAATGGATATATTGGTCCGGATATGTGGATGCTCAATCAAAGGGATGTCTTCCCACAGGTTGGAGCGGTATCAATTGAGGATTCGGATTACATAATCGTTAGAACATGGAGACCGTTATCATATTTTGAAAACTTAGCAAAGCGTGACGGATTTAAAAACATAAGTCAAATAATCACAAAACTTAAAAGCAAAAGTGGATCTAAACAAGATCGAGATTCCGAAAATGTTTCAAAGAGAAGCGAAAGAGAGTACAACGAGGATCAACCAGCAAAAGGTAAGGGATATTTTGAAATTCTCTCACAATTTGAAGGTGATCGCTGGGTCGACGTTTGCGTGGATGCAGACATGGAGTTTAGAGATACACCAAACCCTCACGATAATGGGGAACTTCCAATAGTTCAGAAATATTCCATTCCTCTATTTGATGACGTTATGGGATATGGAGATATGGAACGTGGCGGGTCGATGCAAAAGGTTGTAAACTCCAATTGGAACCTATATTTAGATGCCGTTAAAATGTCTATAATGCCCCCAGTTCTCTTGAATAAAGATAACATAGCCTCAATGTCCTCAATTAAATGGGGTGCTGCTGAAAAGTGGTTAGTTAGAAATCAAATAAATAACTCCGCACAGACGATAAACCTAAATCCAAGGGGAATTGAAACCTTTAACTCAACCCATCAGGTAGCAAACGCCGCAATCCTTAACTTATTCGGTACTTCGAACTCCGCAACCTCGGAATCGGTCGATCCAAACATGGGGAAAACTCCACAGGCTTTGAGAATGCAACAAGCAAGAGAAAACACAAGGGACGTGGCCGATCGCTTCTATATGGAACGATTCATCTCCGGAGTTATGAAGAAAATGGTCAACCTTTTAGAAAAGAAACAACCTAAATCCTTAACGATTAGAATGTTTAAAGATGAGATAGACCAGCTAGCGAGAACAAACCCAGACGTAGCAAAAGAGTACGACGAAACAAAAGGAAAACTAACCATTAAGAAGGGTACCGGATCCAATCTTTATGATTACGAAATAGTTTCGGGATCAACATTCGCGATTGATCAGAAGTCTCAACAAGAAAATATGGGTTCTATTATGCAACTTTATCTTAAATCCCAGACTCCTCAAGGTAATACGTTAACTGCGGATCTTGAAAAAGAAGGTTACGAACTCAAGTTTGGAGAACTCTTTAAGAGAATAGTTTCAAGTAGTGGTATTCAGGACTGGGACAAGATACTCGTTGAGAAGACCGAAGGTGAGAAAATGGACTCAACACTTAATCAGGACGCTCAGGTATTCCAAAATATGATAAGCCAAATGCAACAAGGGGGTAATGTTAACGCAGTACCACCACAGCCTGATATGGGACAAATGCCACAGATGCCTCAACAAGGAATGCCAATGCCCCAACCACAACAGGGTGTACAGATGGGAGGCATGAGATGAGCGAAGCACTAAGGCCAGTAATGTTCCCAAGTATCCCCTCCCTTGATACCGTGGAAGTAAAAGGCAATCCTACGAATGAGGAAATGGCTCTCTACTCTCTATCAAAGTCAAAAGGTTGGAAGGTATTTAAAGGGATAGCTGATCAGGTAATGAACGATCTAACTAATATAAACAGACAGGCAATCGCTACAGGAATGTCAATGGAAGAAATAGGTAGGAACGCAGTTGTTGCCTCGCTCGCTCAAGGAGTTATCGAAAGACTAATGAATAAGGTTCAAGATGCTTCGGAGGCTTGCACCGGTGAAGAGAGATGAGGAAGAAAAGGAACCACAGGGGGACTTTGAAAATCTAGACTTTAGTAGGCCGTCGTTTGTTTTTAAGCCAAACGAACAGCATGATTGGAGACAACAGGGGATTTATCTAGTTTGTAAGTCTTGTGAGATCCAACATGCGGTATTTATCGGACCAGATAAGATGCTCACGGGTTTTAATGATAAAGGGCAGCCGATACTTGTTAGTAGGAGAGAGTATTTTAAGAAGTAGTGTGCTTACACATGTGAAGTAAGCATATTATGCTTAGGATGACCTCACACAATCCTAAATTGGTGTGTACGAAAGTGGGTGAATTACATTGGAAGATGAAAACAAGGCGTTAAACGAAGCCGTCGAGACTGAAAACGACAGCACTACTACGCCGGTAGAAAAAGAAAAAACAGCAGGGGACGTTGAAGAGGTTGAATCGGCAGAGGAAACCAAACCAACCGGAACTGAGGGAGAATCTAAAAAAGGTTACTCTAACAGAGTCAGGGAGTTAAATGCTCGTGCAAAGCAAGCGGAAGAGAAAGCACAATCGCTCGCGGAAAAACTGGAACAATTAACTGGAAGTGCTAATGGCACCGGATATACTCCGCAACCAGTACGTAATGAACCGATAGTTCAACCGGGTGAGGAAATAGACGCTTTAGAACTTGATAGGAGACTACAAGCTAGAGAGGCTAGAATTCTTCAACAAGCGGACGCGATGAGCACTCTTAGAAGCAAGCAGAACGACGCAATTAACAGGATAAATCTTGAGGCATCAAAAACCTTACAGAAATACCCCGAACTTGACCCTGAAAGTGACAAATTTGATAGAGAACTCTCGGACGCAATAACCGAAGCTACGGAAGCTTATGTTAAACAAAGCCCGTACGACGCATCAGTTACTAAGTTTGTGGACAAAATGATGCGACCCTATAAGGGGGCGGTGAGCAAGGAAGTTGGAGAAATGACGAAAACAGTAGCAAAACAAGTTTCCGAGTCGGCATTAAGACCAACTTCAGTTCGCAAAGAAGAGAAACAGGCGCATGAGAAATCAATCGCCGAGCTTGAAGCAGAGTTAGGTGTGATTCAAGCTTAAATGCTACGGAAAGTGGGTGAATATATATGGCAGTAGTTGGTTCAGGAATTTCAGGGGTCACAAACCCTAACCTTACAACAGGATTAACACAAGAAGTACAGACTTATTATGAGAAAGTATTCCTTGATCGTGCAGTCTACGAATTGGTTTTGAAAGAAGGCGCTCAAATGAGAACACATCCAGCGAATGAAGGACGTACAGTCAACTTCACTAGATATGATCCGTTAAGCATCATAACCACTCCATTAGGAGAACTTTCAAACCCAGTTACATGTGCAATTACAGCAAGTACAGTAGCTATGACACTTTCAGAGTATGGTTTAACAACCATCCACTCTAAACTTTTAACCCTTATCTCAATTGATAGCGGTATGAAAGAGAAAGTTGAACTAGTTGGCCAAAATATGGGCGAAACTCTTAACCGTTTGGTTAGAGCAGAGTTACAAAATGGTACATCATACTATGGTAATAACCACACAGTAGCAACGTTCACAGCAGGAGATACATTGGATTCTTGCGATATTCGACTTATGGTTCAAACATTAGAACTTGCAAAGGCAAAACCTTACAAGGACGGGATGTTTATCGGTAAGACCGATCCTATCAGCAAGTATTCATTGTTAGGAGACACTACTTGGGTAAATGCTCACACTTACACAGATACAAAAGCTTTGTATGCTGGAGAAATGGGAGAGTTATACCAAGTTAGATGGTTGTTAAACAAAGACGTTTCATCCGGTACAGAGGCAACTTCAACCGCTTCATCAGCAGTTGTTAGATACTACACTTACGTACATGGTGACAACGCTTTCGGTTGTTATGATCACGCACAAGATAAACCAAAGTTATACATATTACCAAACCAAGTGGATTCAAATTCACCAGCAGGTAGAGTATCTTACGTTTCTTGGGCAGGTTCTTACGCAACTAAGTTGTTAAACCCGTCTTGGGTAGTAACAGCTCGTTTCGCATTAGTCTAAATTTAACGGTCAGGGGTGTACCTAATTACACCCCTAACTTAAAGGAAAATATGTCAGATCGACCAGATAGTAGAATAGATGATTACAATTTAATAGATAAAGCAATGAGAAGCTCCGATCCTGTGGTTCGTAGACAGGCCAGACTAGCTAAGGATCGTATAGACGGGGAAAGCAAAGACGTCAGAGAAATAAGGGATCGACTTGTTGAGGCACACAGAAGAAGAGACAAACTTGGTATAGAAGAACTTGGTTTAAGGTTGAAAGGAATGAATGGCAGGAGAAGTTGAATTTAGAAAAGCAACAGATACTTCAAAGGAAACTCCAGCCAACGGAAGTGTAAAAACCTCACCACTAAAGACCGTCTCAACCTCAACAGTAGAAGTTCCCTATTTGGATTATGAAAAGGAACACTCCCAACCTTACGCAGTGGAGTATTTTGGTATAGGAGATAAATGGAACGACCCAGTCGGTGGATTCCCCAAAGAAGTAGAAACAATAGAGAGTTACTTCGAGGATAAGATATCCTCCGGAGATATGGCCAATAGTATCTCGGCCGTTAAGGATCGCTTAAAAGAAATTTTGAAAATAACAAACATGAGTAAAGAAGAGCGAAACGTCATCAGAGTTGAGACGATTGCAGCGTATATAAAGTTTCTTAAGGAGAGTGACGGAATTAAACACTCCGTAAAGAGATATGGCGCAAATACCAAATAGGCCGCCGAGCCAAAACAAATACCCCGAACAGTACATGCAAAATACCTCGTTTGATGAAGACTTCGGTGTTAATGCCGTTGAGGCATTGGTTTATAACCCAGTAACAGGTTCTTTAGATAGGATGGTGCAATCTGGACAGACACTACCGACAGCAGGTACAAACGGTATTTTAAAACTATCCTACAATGCATCAGGTCAGCTTGTTTATATAACAGAAACTATTGCTGGTGTTGATTATAGAGAAACAGTATCAGGAACTGGAACTTATCTAATTACAGACTACGTTGTAACATCAACGCAAATAATAGGAGCGTCAGTACAACAATGACAGAAGTAACAGAAATAATAGTAAAACCAAATGGTGATTTAGTTGAGAAGATAACATCAGAGCGTGTTATTGATAGAGCAGAACTTCGTGCAGAGAAGAAACTTATTCAAGAAGAATTAAATATGAAAGAACCATCTAAAGAGGAACTTATAAGTCTTGGCAAGACATTCCACTTTTTCTACAATAGAGAACTAGACAAACTCACTAAACGACTAGATGAAATAAATATTTTGTTGGGGAAATAAATGGCTTGTGTATATAATGCAGATACAACAGCACTACAACACGTCTACCGCACAACAGGTGGTGGTGTAACCTTTTCTGCAAACTTAGTCGCTGCAACAGCATTTGATTACTTCTCCGATACCGCAGTAGTAAATGATGCACTTTATTTTGGTAAGGGTGCTGCTTGGAGTGACATTAAACTAAACGTAGGAACTGCAATGGCTGGAACTGGTATTACTCTTGTCTGGGAATATACTTGTTGGACTTCGGGTTCAATGGTGTGGACTGCTATGGATAAACTGCAAGATGACACCGTAGGGTTTACTGTAACTGGTGTGAATACTGTTAGGTTCCCACCACACGAGAATTGGGGGAATGTTGCAGTTAATGGTGCAACAATGTGTTGGGTAAGATGCAGAATTTCAGCTTTAACAACAATAACAGAGGGTGGAGCGAACCAGACTACAGCACCAATAGCTTATGCAGGGGGAGTGGACATTAACGGATATACCGATGGCTCACCTTGTACTCCTGCGATTCTTCTCACTTATATGCAGACAAACTATCCTTATTTAAAATTACAAAAAGTTGGTAATTGGTACGACTTTAGATGGATTGGTATTAGGGTAAATTCAAGGTTTTTCACAACACTGGA